CGCTATGTATGAGATTCCATACAGTTTATTCTGATAATCCTCGAAAAGGTATGTTTATGCAAAAGTATCTAGATGGAGAACTTGAATATGTTACAAACCATTACAGAGATTTTATACATATTGAAGATTTATGCGATGCAATAGAATTATGTATGAATAGCAAGTATAAAGGAGAAATTGATATAGGTACAGGACATCCTTTTCGTATCCGTGACTTTGTAAAAGATTTGCCCATCCGTCTAAATACCCCAAACGAAAGACAATGGACTTGTGCAAATATGGAAAAAATTAAAACACTAGGCTTTAAACCTAAATACTCAGTAGAAAAACTATTGACAAACAGCAGATTAGGCAATATAATAGAATTTAACAATGGAGAAACAGTATGAAAGATATCTTACAAGATGTTGTGTCGCACACACATAGTCTCGGTTTTATTACAACATTAAAAGTTGTTGCAGAACAAGAGACTAGTATCGAAAGTATGGCAGAAGATAGAAGTGTTGTACTTAGTGCAACAACTCATTCGCCTGTGTCGGAATTTGTAGGTACATTTGGTATGCCAGATTTAAATAAACTTGCATATCATTTGAAGAACCCAGAATACCAGGACAAAGCAAAAATTGATGTGGTACAAGAAGAACGCAATGGAGAAACTATTCCAACACATATTCATTTTGAAAATGAAGTTGGCGACTTCCAAAACGACTATCGCTTTATGAATAAAGCAATTATCGAAGAAAAATTAAAAAGTGTTAAATTCAAAGGTAGCACATGGGATGTAGAATTTACTCCAAGTGTTGCAGCAATTGCACGTATGAAACTAATGGCTGGTGCTCATTCAGAAGAACCAGTATTCCAGGTCAAAACAGAAGATGGAAATCTAAACTTTTACTTCGGTGACTTGAATACACACGCAGGTAAGTTTACATTCCAACACGATGTAGGTGGAACCTTGCAACACACTTGGGCATGGCCAGTTGCGCAAACTATTTCTATTTTAGGACTAGATGGCGATAAGAAAATTAGCATCACAGATCAAGGTGCTATGATGATTACAGTAGACAGTGGTATGGCCAAGTATGACTATATCCTGCCAGCACAAAGTAAATAATGAATACAAATTTAACTGCAACACAAAATGACTATGCTGTTTTTCTGCCTGCGTTGAGTGGCTTTTATGCTACTTACGTGGGCAAACAGCGTTTTGAAAACTATGTTGATCCTGCTAGAATACCAAGCAATTTAAATAATGGCGTTGAAAGTCTTAACTATCTAAATAAAGATCAAGGACAGTTTCAATATAAGTGGACATTGTACTCAGCAGGACATGCTGACTTAGATACTACAAAACATGCACCTAAGGAAGATATGGTGCGTAACAGAGATAGAGCAAACACTTGGCTACTTGGTGACTCAGGTGGCTTCCAGATTGGTAAGGGTGTTTGGGAAGGTGACTGGAAAGATCCAAACTGTCCAAAAGCACACAAAAAACGTGATGGTGTGTTAAAGTGGATGGATGCTTATATGGATTACGGTATGATACTTGATATTCCAGCCTGGGTTGCACGTTCACCTGCAGGTGCAAAAGCAACAGGCATTAGTACATATGCAGAAGCAGTTAAAGCAACACGTATTAATAATGATTATTGGATGAAGCATCGTACAGGTGCCTGTAAGTTTTTGAACGTACTACAAGGCGAAAATCATGCAGATGCAGATGACTGGTACGATCAAATGAAAGACTACTGTGATCCAAAAAAATATGAAGATCATTTTAACGGATGGTCAATGGGTGGACAAAATATGTGCGATGTACACCTTGCTCTTAAACGTGTTGTTTCACTACGTTTTGACGGATTGCTTGAAAAGGGCAAACATGATTTTATGCACTTCTTAGGAACTTCAAAACTTGAGTGGGCTACACTACTAACAGACATTCAACGAGCAGTGCGCAAATATCATAACGAAAACTTTACTATCACATTTGATTGTGCTAGTCCTTTCCTTGCAACTGCTAATGGACAAATCTACTGTGAACTGGAAACAGAAGACAGAAGTAAATGGGTATATCGAATGGTGCCAAGTATTGACGATAAAGCACTAGCAAACGATACTACTCCGTTTAGTCAAGCATTTGTAAGAGAAGGAAAACACCCTAGTTTCTTAGATTCACCAATAACAACAGGATTACAAGCCAAAGATATTTGTATCTATGGTCCGGGTGATCTAAATAAAATAGGCAAAGAAGGCAAGACCTCATGGGACAGTTTTTCATATGCTGTTATGATGGGTCATAATGTATGGATGCACATTAACGCAGTGCAGGAAGCAAACCGCCAATATGATGCAGGTATTATTCCTAATATGTTAATACAAGAAAAGTTTGATAGAATTGCGTTTAGAGATATTGTTGATGCAATTTTTGAAACCGATAACAGACAAAAAGCCGAAGCTCTCATTTTAGAATTTTCTAAATATTGGGACAGTATTATAGGTACTAGAGGCAATACAGGAAAGCGTATTGTAAATGCACAAACGCAATTCAACAATCTATTTGAGGAACTATAATGATGGGACATAAAGAACATTTAGTTGAACTGAAAAGAAAACATAGAAAACTAGATGAAGAAATTATTGAACTTGAAAAATCGTATGTTGTAGATGACGAAATTAGAAAATTAAAAACAAAAAAACTTTGGTATAAAGATGAAATTCATAGGCTGGAGAATATAATTGCGTTCAGAGAATGAAATTAGATTAGAAGCATTACAAATGGCCCTAGAAGAAATTGAAAAAATCATTGACAGTATGCATAAAAACAATTATACTAATGAAGAAATTAATGAATACAACAAAAAACGTTGGGACATTTGGAACGAAATGTATAAGGTAAAAAATGGCAAAGGTTGAAGAAACAGTAGCAGCCCTAAAGGGTATACCTACTAAAGATGAATTAGTTGCGCTATTAGAAAAAGAAGTAGTTGAAGTAACTTTTAACAAATTAGACGGCACTGAAAGAGTAATGCCTTGTACTCTTATGCCGTCTTTCTTTCCAGATCCAAAGAAAGACACAACACAAAAACACGAAAAAAATGTTGTTGTATGGGCGATTGAATCAAACGGTTTTAGAAGTTTTAGATATGATCGTGTTAAAAAAGTAGAAGTTATTCAATATGGCAACGGCGGCAATGAATGGGAGGCCCAATATTAATGAATAGAGATTATTCTACAGGTTCAGCAGATGATGCTATTTACTTCATTGGTAACGAAGTAGAACGTACACCTGCATTTGGTTTAAAAACTTTGTTCATTACAGGCAAACAACCTTTAGAAGAAATCAAAGGAATTGCTAATTTGAATAAAATTAAGCATTTGTTTTTTGGTGCCAATCATAGTTTTAATCCTGACACAGCAGAAGACTGGGAATGGTGGGAATCAATGATCAAGGATTGTCTAAATGAAGGTTATTATTGCAGTTTAGATATTCCTATTGCACTTGCAGAAGCATTTCTAGAAAGTGGTTTAGCAGAATACGAAAATTTTATTCCGCAACTAAGAGTTCCTATTCCATATATCAAACTATGGAATTATAACACCATGTTAAAAATTGATGATAAAGATTTTAAAGCAACTAATCCAGGTGTTTGGTGTCATAGTTTACACGACTTAATGGATAGGAAAAAATTTACTGACTGGTCTAATTATGCATCAGATGAAATTATTGAGTTGACAACTATCGAAAATGGTACTATAGTAAATGAGTAACAACAAAGAACCCGAGCGCTATTATGATTGGATGCTTTGGAAAATGCGACAGGAAGATAATAAATTGGCAAATAGTTTAGAAAATGCAAAACGTAGTATTTGGGTAACCTTTTCAAAAGAAGGTGTACATATGTACCCAGGTGCAGATACTGATCCTAAACTAGCAACTGGCGATTGGGATGATGTTTCATTCCTCGGTATTCCACATCGTCATATCTTTCACTTTCGTGTTCGTATTGAAGTATTTCATAACGATCGCGATATTGAGTTCATTCAGTTTAAACGCTGGATGGAACGGTTGTATGCTGAAGTAGATAGTTCTACAGCAGTACTACAACTTAACCACAAGTCATGTGAGATGATTGCAGATGACTTGTACAAAGAAATTTCTGCAAAGTATCCCGGCCGATTTGTAGAGATTAGTGTCGCTGAAGACAACGAAAATGGCTGTCAAATTGTTTACCCATAGAAAAAAGGATTAAGGTAAATGACTATTACATTCAATCGTGACGCTTACAATAAAGTGTTTAATGATTTGGATAAATTCCGCGACTACTGTCGTTTCGAAGGAAAGGTCTTTAACGAGGCTGATTTATATAAAAAGGATTCGCCTATTTGGCAGTCTTATATTAAACATCAAAATTATTTACGTGCTAAGTCACGTAACGCAAGTCGAAGTTTTAACAATCGGAGAAACTAATGACAATTTATATTGTAGATATTGAAGCAGTTGATACACGCTACACAAAGCAATGGAAAGACTTTCTTCCTAAGCAACTACAACGATCTACAAACGAAAATGTAAAAGTCATTAGTGGTGGAGAGACGCCTCAGGCAACAACGCCTGGGGCATTTCTCAATTTTGGCGGAACTAACGTTTACAAATCAAAACAACTTGAAATCATAGGCGAAATGTTTTGTAAAGGGCAAATTCAAAATGGAGATTATTTCTTATATACCGATGCTTGGAACCCTACTGTTATTCAGTTACGTTATATGGCAGAACTCTTGGACGTTGATGTTAGCATCGGCGGGCTTTGGCATGCTGGTAGTTATGACCCTCATGACTTTCTTGGCAGGTTGATTGGAGACAAACCTTGGGTACGTCATGCAGAACAGGCAATGTATGAATGTTACGATGATAACTTTTTTGCGAGTAATTTTCATATTGAATTATTTTCACAAAGTTTAGACATTGATCCAGATAAAACACATCGTGTAGGCTGGCCTATGGAATATTTACGTAGTAGTTTAGATCAATACAAAGGTATGGAGAAGCGTGATCTTATTCTTTTCCCGCATCGTATTGCTCCTGAAAAACAAGTTGATATATTCCATGATTTGAAACAGCAACTTCCGCAATATGAATTTGTTGTATGTCAAGAGCAAACACTTACTAAAAATGAATATCACAACTTGTTAGGAGAAGCAAAACTTGTGTTTAGTGCTAACTTACAAGAAACACTAGGTATTAGTTGGTACGAAGGCGCTCTAGTAGATGCTATTCCTATGGTGCCTGATAGATTAAGTTATTCAGAAATGGCATTGCCTGAATTTAAATATCCTAGCCAATGGACTGAAGATTATAGTGCATATAGAAAACATAGAGGAGATATTGCTGCCAAGATTGTTGACTATATGGAAAACTACGATGACTATCTTATAAGTTTAGAAAAACAGCGCACTAAACTTAACAAAGAATTTTTTGACGGAACAAAACTATACAGGAATATTGCAGATGGGCAATGATGATGATTATATTTTTAGTGTAAGTACAGACCACACTTATTCAGTTAGCATAAGTGATATCGCAACAACAACTATAGACACTAACAATATAACCACAAGCACAATCACTACAGGGATTGATGATTGGATTTCAACGGATGATCTCAGTATCACATTAACTGAACCTGTAGAGTTTGAAGACCATATGCCTTCATTAGATAAAATAAAAGATATGTGTCAACATTATCCTGGCTTAAAAAAAGCTTTTAAAAACTTTGAATCAGTTTACAAAATGGTTCATCAAGACTATAAAGGTAATCACGAACCAAAAATAGAGGTACCATTTTAATGCAACATACAATTGAAGAATGGATAAGACGTATCAATGCAATGAAAGATTTATGCATACAAGCACATAGAGTGCGTAACGAATTTGCAGAAATCAGTTATAAACAATATGACGAATCTACTTGTAAGCACTTACTAGAACAAGTTCAATCAATGGCAGCAGGTATTGCAAACGAACAAATAACTGATATAAAAACTGAAATGGATGAGTGGAAAAAGAATGATTAAGAAACATTATTATTCGTGGCAAGACGTAGAAAAGATGTGTGCAAGTATTGTCATGCAGATGTATAAAGATAATTGGCGTCCTGATTACATTGTAGGTATTACACGAGGTGGTAACATTCCTGCAACTATTATTTCTAACATGACTGGTATTCGTTGCGAAGCACTAAAGGTTAGTTTGCGTGATGACAATGAAGGTTACGGAAACGAAAGCAACTGTTGGATGGCAGAAGATGCATTTGGATATGAAGATATGAAACTTCAAACCCATAACCAAGACATTCAAGCAAGTGCAGGTGTTGATATTATTACTATTGAAAACAAAAGTAATATTCTTATTGTAGACGATATTAATGATACCGGAAAAACCTTTAACTGGATTGTAAATGACTGGACTAGTGGTTGTTTACCTGATCATGATCGATGGAGCAGAGTTTGGGACGAAAACGTTCGTTTTGCAACTTTAACTGAAAATTTAGCAAGTGACTGCGGATTAGTGCGTTATTATGCACACGAAATTAATAAAGCAGAAGAAGACGTTTGGTTAGTTTATCCATGGGAGAATGTAAGTGAGTACTGAATATAAAGAATATAGATGCAAGTATAAAGCAGAATGGCCTGTAGACAAATTTGGCAGACTTGGTGGAATGTATAGCATGGCAGATCTTCCAGTTAAGGCATATGTCGAACTAGAAAGAGAAGGTCTTTTAGTATCACAAGATAGCAAAAAAGAACTGTACGAAATTAAAGATGCTGAAAAACAATTTATCAAACGTGTAGTTCCTTTTAGTGATGTAACAGATATTGAAGAAATATCTTGACAAAAACCTAAATACATGGTATATTAAATTAATAGACATCCCCGTCTATAACTCGGAGAAATAAATGAGCAAATCAAAACAAATTACAGCCCGCTTGCAAGATGCAGGCATTCGCTATTGGGCTGGCGACAACATTTCAGAAGTCCTACAAGCAGGCGACAAAGAAGAACTTATTGAAGATGCTACAGTAGCATTTGAAGGTGTACTAGATGCACTACTAATCGATCGACATAACGATCCTAATTCACAAGGTACTGCAAGGCGTCTTGCTAAGATGTACTTTAATGAAATTATGGCAGGACGATATGATCCTATTCCAAGTGCTACAGCATTTCCAAATGATTCAGAAGAAAGGTATTCAGGAATGCTTGTTGTACGTTCAGAATTAAAATCAATGTGTTCGCATCATCACCAGCCTGTTGTTGGCACTGCATACATTGGTATTATTGCTGCTGAAAAATTAATTGGTCTTTCTAAATACACACGTATTGCACAATGGTGTGCTAGACGTGGTACATTGCAAGAAGAACTTGCAAATGATATTGCACGTGAAATTGGTAAAGCAACTGGTGCTGAACACTTAGGCGTGTACATACAAGCAACACACGGTTGCTGCGAGAATCGAGGTATTATGGCACACAGTTCTCTTACACAAACAACTGTGCTAAGAGGTAGTTTTAAAGATGATCCTGCAACTAAGAAAGAGTTTTTTGATAATATTAAACTACAACAGGAATTTGCTTGCTAATGTTTGAAATTAATTATTCTTTTACACAACCTTACTACAATACATTCATTGTTAATCTGCAACCTAAATACGATCTAGCAGAAAGATTTATCAAGGCAAAAGCAGAATGGCAAGGTTAATTGCATTTGGTTGTAGTTTGACATACGGCGATAACTTAAAAGATATATGGCCGCACAATGAAGAGCCGAGTAAACTTGCTTGGCCTTCTGTTGTTTCTAAATTATTAAATTTAGAATGTATTAACAAAGGAATGAGTGGTTATTCAAATAAAGAAATACTTAACGACTTGTTGACATTTGAATACCAAAAAGGTGATACAGTTATTTGTTTATGGACATTTCATCAGAGACATGCAATACTTACTGAAGAATTATCAACACCTGCAATTTCAATTAAACCGTGGGAAATGAAAAACAATAAAGCAAGTAAGTCATATTTTAAAAATCTTTACACAGATTATGATTCTAATTGGACAACTAACTTATACATGAGAGTAGCGAAATCTTACTTTGACGAGCATAACATAATTAATTACCATGCTAATGTAAAACCATGGATCTTCCAACAGGAAAAATGGAATAACATAAATTTTATTCCAGTAGAAGACATTGATACAATTCGAAACAAAGAAGGCAGTGATTTGGCAAAAGACAAACGTCATCCAGGTTACAGAGTGCATAAAGAGTTTGGTACAAATATTGCAAATTATATAAAGGAACAGACACATGAAATTACGTTACAGTGAAGCATTTTATAGTGTACAAGGTGAGGGTAAATACGTAGGAGTACCTAGCGTATTTTTACGTACATTTGGTTGCAACTTTCGTTGTATGAATTTTGGATTACCTAAGGACAAAGATCGTTGGGAGCAACACGCAGAAGGCAATCGGTACAATCCAGAAGTAAAGGCACTACTTGACGCAGGCGTACACAAAACTACAGAAAAATTTGAAGATTTACCTATTATTCACACAGGCTGTGATACATATGCTAGTATCTATCCAGAGTTTAAACACTTTAACAAACTTGCAGAAGTAGACGAAGTTGTAGATCATTTGATTAGTTTATTGCCAGAAGGCAAATGGACACAAGACAATGGACAAGATATTCATTTGATTATGACAGGTGGTGAACCATTACTTGCATGGCAACGACTCTACGTAGAGTTGTTTGAACATCCGAAAATGAAAGATTTAAAAAATGTCACGTTTGAAACAAACACTACACAATTTTTACATGATGATTTGTTCGATTACATCAACAATAATGACAGAATTGAATGGACATTTAGTTGTTCTCCTAAACTTTCCGTCAGCGGAGAAACTTGGGAGTCAGCTATCAAACCTGATGTCCTGCGGGATTACGCTCGTTGTGACAGCAGTTCTGTTTATCTTAAATTTGTTGTTGCTGATATGGATGATGTTGATGAAGTTAGTAGAGCAGTTAGTGAATATCGTGCAGCGGGTGTGGAATGCCCTGTCTATCTTATGCCGCTTGGCGGTCGCTCGGAAGGGTACAACATCACGGTACAAGAGGTGGCGAAGCTCTGTATGGAACGAGGCTGGAGGTTCACTCCGAGACTCCACATTAGCCTATTCGGAAATGCCTGGGGAACATAAGGAAACTAGTAAGTATGCTAGTGGGATATACACTGAAGAACAATATAACAAACTAAGGAAACACTTATAATGGGATGGTGGAATAAACTTGTTAGAGACAAAAAAGCCGAAGAAGAAAAGGCAAAGTTTGAGGAAGAAAAACTTGAGTTTCTAAAAAAGAAAGATCCAAAAGAATATGCAACAAAAAGAAAACAGCCATGGGTAAGTGTTTTAGATGTACAAGTAAACGAAGAAAATATTCGTAACGGATTTTTTGAACTAGATTGGAATGAATATTTTATTCAACAACTTTTAGAAGCAGGTTATGGAACAGATGCTGATCCTGAAGAAGAAATTGTTGATAGATGGTTTAAAGATATTGTTTACAATATGCTTGTAGATGAAGGTTTAGACACAGATAGAGGTGCAGGTTATATTAATGTTGTACCTATAGATAAAAGAAGAAGTGAAGTATCATAATAGTGCATGACGAATGAAATAGAAGATTTATACAAAAATTTTTGTGTCCATCCTTTTGTTAAAATGTTTGTGACAACAACAGGGCATATGAAAGCCTGTTGTTATGCAAAACAATTAGATTCAGACGATATTAATATTCTAGGCAAGGATGTCGATGAAGTATGGAACAGCAAGACTTTACAAAAATTAAGACACAAATTCAATCAAAGAATCATCCCTAAAAATATCTGTAAAAGTTGTATTGAAAGTGAAGAACAGGGAATCATTTCAAACCGACAGTATGAAAATCATAAATGGAAATCATTAGCCGATTATTATTATAAAAATGCCCATACAGTTGTTCCTAGTCCTCTGAGTTTTGATTTGAGAATGAGCAACGAATGTAACTTGCAGTGCGTGATGTGTAACCCTACATTGAGCAATCAAATTGCAAAGAACATGCTAGAATATAATAAATTCGGCAAAAGCAATCCTTATACCAATAGTAAAGACCTAGAAGTTCTTTCTACATCATCTAATAATTTCAACCAGCGATTTGTTGACCATATACTTGAAAATGCAAAAAGAACTCAAGAGATTATGGCAGTCGGCGGCGAGCCGTTTGTGATGAAGGGATTTACATCTTTGATAGAAGAATTAGTGAATAGAAAAGAAAGCGGTCATATAAAGGTACACATAATTTCAAATGGCACAATTATCAAAGAATCATGGATAGAAAAATACCTTACAAAGTTTAAGCATGTAAACTTATCAATAAGTTTGGATGCTACTGGAAAAGTTTTAGAATATGTTCGATACCCTAGTTCTTGGTCTGCATTGGAAAGCAAGATTTTAAGATCTAAAAAAATATGCGACCAATATGAGAATTTTCAAATTACCTTAGAGCCTACAATACAATTGCTAAATCTAAAAGATTTGCCAAATTTGCTTGACTTTATTAAACAAAATAAGTTTCCTTTTAATACAACATTTTTAGATTGGCCAGAGCCATTACATTTTGCCAACTCACCCATTGATTACAGAATTGAAATTGTAAAAAAAATTGAAACTTTCTTACCAGAGTTAAAAACTTTAAACCTAATAGACGACTACAACTGGTTAGATTGGATTAAAACGGAGCCACAAAAAACTTTATCAGATAAACAACGTGATTATTTTAGATACATGTTGGATTATTTTGACAGTACAAGAGCAACAAAATTCTTAGATCTTTATCCTGAATTTGGTTTTTTAAAAGATTGACATTTGGGTGTTCGTGTGTTATATTATAATAGTTAATAATGCAATAGAGGCACAACAATGAACACACAAACTTATGCGAAAGTACTTAGCGAAGTAATACAATCTAATCGATATGCTAAACTAATAGCAAGTGTAGGCGATCAACTTAATGATCGTAAGGATCGATTTGATAAAGCAGACATTATTGAACAATCTCTAGAAGTTTATACACAAGGACGTCTACAATGGGTAGACGATATTGGTAGAGATCATCATGATGTTAAAACAGGTTTAGATTTAGAATTTAAATATATGGCAAATGGTCTGTTTACAAAAACAGGCAAAGAAAAAGCATTTATCAAAGTAAAACTTAAAAACAGTTTAGGTAAGAACAAAGGTGTAGAGATTGAAAATCCTGCAGATTTTTACCTACTAGGGCAACAAGATAGTATTGCAATTATTAGCGGTAAAGACATAAAACAATATCTAGTTGCAGTGCCAGATGGCATTGAAGCACATATTCCATTTAGTGCAGTAGAATTTGTTTTTTCTAAGATTAAACCTAATAATCTAGTAGAAGTTTCTTATAAAGATCAAAAACGTGCAATGCAAAGAGCATTAATCGAAAGTATTTGATAGTTAATTGCAAAATGATAAATAGTTATGTAGACAGTAAACGCTTAGGCAAATTCTGTTTACCCAAACGCATAGAGCAATGAAGGAGATATACTATGGCGACACCAGAAATCGCAGGCACCTCAACGGTGACAGGATTCAACAATCACGGAACAATTAATTTAAGAGAATACGGATTTGAACATATCCGTCAGCAAAAAAATGCTGAGTTCCAACATTTTACATTTTTAGATTTAGATACAGTCGACGAAACCAATCCAGATCTTTGGAATATGTCGATTAGACAAGAGCAGAATACAGAGGAGCGTATCGAAAGTATTCAGGCTAGTTTTTTCTACCACGGCTTTTCAACAAAGTATGCACCGCCATGTTATGGCACAGATGGCAAGTTTAGAGACGGTAGAGGTCGTGTAATTGCAGCAAAACGCAACGAAGAAAAATGGCTCCCAGTAGCAGTATATGATTACGAAGACGATAGTGAACGTAACTATGTTACTAACGGACTTATTGCTAACGAGCACCCTCCGGCAGTTCCTACACTTAGAAAAGACTTTGAGACAGCAGGAATTGAGCTTTGTAGATTGGGAGAATTAAAACCTATCTCAGAAGAAATCGAATGGTGGTTATATAACGATGTAGATATTGAAAAGTTTTTTAATAACAAGAGCGGAAACATTACAAAAATCATCAATAATATTATTTCAGGATATGAAGCAGGACAAGATTTAGGACTTGTTAGAACACAAAATCGCAAAGGCTGGGAAGACTGGTGTAAAAGTAGTGGATTTGATATAAACAATAAAAGCAGAATTCTTGTAAGTGTAGATAACGATACATACCCGTTACGAACATTTTCTCATATTTTAGATGCATGTAATAAAAAATTTGACCCAGTTGAAATTATATTGTTTACAAATTCATACAATCCTAAAAAAGCAAGAGATGGTGTAAGAAACTTCGAAAAAACACTTGAATCTTTATACAAGTTGTCGTATAATATGATAACTACGTCGATTTTTGAAAAGATTGGAATGACACTAAGCAAAGTAGGCGACGAACGTCCGTGGAAAATACTAGGTGCAGTTCCGCAGATTAAAGATAGACATGCACTAGAAGGTGACAAATTAGTAGACACAAAGGACTATTAATGACTTATAAAGTTTACAACCAGGATTGTATTTCTGGTATGCGTGAACATGTAGCAGATGGATCAGTGGATTTGATATTCACTGATCCTCCTTATGGCATCGAAGGAGATAAACTTGATGTTGTTTATCACAGAGATGAAAGCAATGTAGTTCCAGGTTATGTAGAAGTTCCATTAGAAACATACGATACATTCAGCAAAGAGTGGATTTCAGAGTGTGCTAGATGTTTACGACCAGGTGGTAGCATTTATATTGTAAGCGGATATACTAACCTACACCATGTATTGAACGCACTACACGCAACAGACTTACAAGAAATTAATCATATAATTGCAAAGTATTCATTTGGTGTAAGCACTAAAAAGAAATGGGTAAGCAGTCACTATCATGTGTTGTTTTGGCAAAAGCCAAATAGAGGTAAACAAAAACGTACATTTAATACAAACGTATATTACTCAGATCAAAAAGACAGTTATCATGATAGATTAACTGTACAAGATATGCCACGTGATTACAAGCCAGGTCAAATAAAAAACAAAAATCAATTGAGTGAAGACTTTATTGAAAAATTTGTTTTATACAGTAGTAACAGAGAAGAAACTGTAATGGATCCGTTCTGTGGCGGCTTTACAACTGCACGTACTGCATTACGTTATGGTAGAAACTTTATCGGCTTTGAATTAAACAAAAATGCATATGATGCATTTTTACCCACACTAGATCAAATTACTCCAAAAGATGATCCTATTCCAATCGATCCTAGTCCAGAAGAACTTGCAAAGCGTAACAAAATGCGTGAAGGCTGGGCAAACAAAAGAGCACAACGTAAAGCAGAACTAGACAATGATTTATTTGAGGTTGACAATGGCTAAACTAGTTGCAAAGAATATGATTATAACAAAAAACAAAGATTCGATGGCATTTGCTGTAAGTCGTAAACATAACCGTGTAACTATTGATTGTTATAAAGATTATAAATTTGACCAAACAATTGAAACAGATCTTGACAAAGGCACAGAATTGTATTATAATGCTATTAGTAATGAAGGATATGAAGAGGCTTTTTAATGGCAACCTATGTACTAGTAGACACACTTAACACATTCTTTCGTGCTCGTCATGTTGTGCGTGGCGACATCGATACTAAAGTCGGTATGGCACTACACATTACACTTAACAGTGTAAAGAAAGCATGGAAAGACTTTGACGCAGATCATGTTGTGTTTTGTTTAGAAGGACGCAGTTGGCGTAAAGACTATTATGAGCCTTACAAACGTAATCGCAAAGAACACCGCGATGCAATGAGTCCACGTGAAGCAGAAGAAGATAAAATCTTTTTTGAAGTGTTTGACGACTTTAAACAGTTTGTAGATACAAAAACAAACTGCACTGTGTTACACAATTCTGTACTAGAAGCAGACGACTTAATTGCAGGCTGGATACAAAATCATCCCAATGATAGTCATGTTATTATTAGTACTGATGGCGATTTTGCACAGTTAATTTCACCTAGTGTTCGCCAATATAACGGTATTATGAATATGACTATTACACACGAAGGTTATTTTGACGACAAGGGCAAAGAAGTAATTGATAAAAAACTAGGTGGACCTAGACCTGCTCCTAATCCGCAGTGGCAGTTGTTTGAAAAGTGTATGCGTGGCGACACTAGTGACAATGTGTTTAGCGCA